GCGTACGAAACTTTCATTGGCCAGCCTGTTGCCATTAGCACACCTCTTTCATAGGGTCAATTCTAGTACATAACATCGAGCAAAGGTTCCTGTGTCGTCAAGGTTGTAAACCAAGTCGTAGGGGTTATGTCATGGGCAATTCCTTGACATTGCAAAGTTTTGGTAATAGCAGAAGTACCAGGTTGCTCATTGGTAATCTGCATAAGGCCAAAGTAATCCAAGCCAAGAGCTGCTGCGACACCTGCGCCATACCCTAGAGTTACAAGATCGAGGGTAATGGCATCAATGCGAATAGTCGTATCTTTACGAGTTGTCACATAGGCCGTGGCTAGGGATAAAGCATTTGCATCAGTCTGCATGAGTAAATTGTCAGCTGTAACTGAGTGCGTAAAATAGGCTGCAACGGATGTGGCATCAGAATAGTTCTGTGTAGTTCCACCAATACGAGTAACCGCTGCACTATTGACAATTGTCTTATCATCATGAGCAAATTGAATGCCAAAATAGTTAATGCCTGAAGTTTGATTGAATACCGTTGGAGATGCGCTTTGGGCGTCATAGACATATTGACGATTCTTGAACACGGCATTACCAGACTTGTCAATATAGAACGCGCCCTGCTCTGTAAATTCAGCAGTTTGAATTGCTTGAAGGACTGTACGAAGCGTTCCAGGGTCTGCCTGGCAGGTTGTATTGCCAGTCTGGATTGAACGTTGAGAACTAGACCAGCCAATCATGCTAAGGATACGACCAATTCGAGTGCCAGTATCTTCTCCAGCGACCGCGCCTGTAACTGTTGTAACGTTTGAGTTAAAAAATAAACGGAAAGCGTCATAACAGATTAAGTCGACATATCCAATTTCTTGATTTTTAGGATAACTGTATTGATATTCCGTAATGTAACCAGCAAAGATTGGATAAAGCGTTCCACCATAACTGGCTTGGATTTGAATCTTTCGAAGAGGCTGGAGATAAGGGTAATAAGGAGACGCGGTATTCTGTGGATTCCAATCACCATTGGGATCAACAATACGAACTACGGACTGAGCGGATAAATACTTGTCTTGCAATAGATTGCGCTCTTTGCGAGTAGAAATCTTTAGAACAGAAGCTGAGACATCGATGATATTCGGTACAACTGTTCCTAATTCAGCAAAACCTAGTTGTCCTGTTCCAAGCACCATGACAGTACCGAAAGACGCACCTTGAGTAAGGTTGATCTTGACTATAGGGGTTGCTGGTAATACTGGCATTAGTACGCCGTAGTGTAATTGACTGGGATACCAGAAGCTTGATTATTATAAAGCCCTTGAGTAATGGCAGATACTAAGTCGCGTTCTGTGGTAACTGATCCGGCAACATTGACAACTATGTTTGCAGCAGCTGCGCTTCTCGCGGCATCCATTGGATTACCAGCAGCGTAATTACGGGCTGCCTCTGATGCGCCAATTGCCGAACGAGCAGCATCATAAGGGTTGCCAAATTCGTAAGCCTGAGCAGGAGTAAGTCCACCAATTGCAGTCATAGGTTTTCCTGTTAATGCTAGTAAAGCAGCTAACGCTGATTGTAAAGTTGCAAGCCATGCTTCAAATGGGTTTGGAACGTCTCCGAGACTGACCATTGCTCCTCGAAGGTCTCCTAAGAGCTTTGCGTCGTTAACTACAGCAGAAGCTAGTTTGGTAGCACCTTCGACGTTGCCAGAGTTAATTGCTTCTTCAAGGTCAAGAATTTCAGTCTTCAAACGGATGCGAACACGATCTTCTTCTGTCTGCTTATTCATTGCAGCAGCAGCTAATTCTATACGTTCCATATCAAATATCTTTTGAGCCTGTGTAAGAACAGATGAAAGTTTATCTAAAGCAGTTTTCTTTTGTTGTTCAGCAGTAATCTTCTTAAGGTTAGCAAGTCTAGCCTTTTCAGTTGCAAGTAACTTAGATGCGGCAGAATTGGCTGTTTGGCTTTGAACTATATTTTGATTAGAGCCACCGGTCATGGATACATTTCCCATGCCACCTGGTATTATACCTTTGGCAAAAGATGACTTTTTAAGATTCTTGCCAGCAATTGCTACAAGTCCTACAAGGGCAAGGATTGCAGCAGTTACAGGAGCAAAGGCAATAAGCAAAGCTGCGGCAATTACTGCAAGCACTGGCTTTAACGCTTCAAATTGTTTGATAAGGAATGCTACGTTTTTTGTAACATCTGCTATGAAATTAGCCATTTTCTGAATACCAGAGACGGTATCTGTAAGCCCATTGCTACCTGCAAGCATGGCGAAAGAATCAAGTAATCCTTTACCAATAGTTTCTTTAGCATTCTGTAAAGCCACATTAAGAACTGCAATTTGACCAGAATAAGTTTTTACTGCTGCAAGTGCTTGGCCACCAAATTTGTCGTTAAGTTGACCAAGAATGACATCCATATTGCCAGTCTTAAGAGTTGCCTTATCAAGACCTGCACCTAAACGGCTAAGTGCTGTTGTCTGTCCGCCATATGCCTTTGCAAGTGCCATAGATACGGCGCTAAGGTCTTTACCAGTACCTGCTGAAATATCAAGAGCTAGTTGTAATCCTTCTTGAGATTTTTTTACATCACCTGTGGCTGTGAGGAGTGTCCTAAATGCTGGACGAAGTTCATCATCGAGGACGCCAGTAGTGCGCTGTAGTTTAGCAATAAAACTTTCAACATCTAATGTGGCAAATGCATTGCCAGTATTGGCTAACGCTACTGCGAGAGACTTAGCAGCTTTCTCATCAGCTGCAAAAGCCTTGACTGATGCCTTGCCAAAAGCAAGAACCTTTTGAGCGGCAAAGACTTGAACAAATTGTTTGGCTAATTTTTTGACGCTTTTTTCAAGTTGAGAAGTAGCGGATTCCGCTTGCTTGAAAGCCTTCTTGCCTGTGAACTCCGCTAGAATATCTATGACTACATTGGCCATTATCGATTCCCTACTGTGGAGTTAAATTTATTTCCTGCATTTTTGATAGCCTGAAGAATGGCTACTGTAGCCTTGCCATAGTCTTTTTCCCATGCTTTGTAGATAACACGTCCACGATCATTGCCAGAACCTTCTAATGGCTCTAAAGCCTCTATAAACTGCCTTCCAGCGTTAGGGTTACGAGACTTAGATTTAGATGAACCGCCTTGATTCTTGCGACCAGCAGTTTCATAGATTGCACCAGCTGCTGACATATTGCGAATCTGAGCCAGTGCTCTAAAGCCTTGAGAGTTGGGCTTGGAAGGTGTTGTTTTATATCCAATACCGCGTTTAGCGATTGAAGCGTTATACACAGGGAATTTCCCACCTTCACGACCCCAATTAGTTAAGGGTGCTTGTGCAGGAAGGAATCCTTTAGCCACTTGAGTAATTGGCTTTAGTACAGCAGCCATTTCTTTGCGTGTTTCTTTGGCTAGTTCTGGAGCATAATTACGAAGGGCTTTACGAAGATCAAGCGCGCCTTTGACGGTGGCTGGCATTCTTAATCTCCTCTGCTTCTTCTTTTAATACTTGAATCAGTTTTTGAATCATTACTTCATCAAGTTCTAATAATTGTTGGGGCGCGATCCCGAGTCTGACCGATAACTTAGCAATCAGATAGGTGATCGAGTCGCGCCCTAGTCCAAAGGGTCGTCCTCAAGAACTTCGACCTTAGCCAAAGTCTCGATGAACTTTTCTCCGAACATTGGAACTGTTTCACCCGAACGTCGAATGCATTCCCAAGCAAGCCAAAAGATATCGCTCTGCTTCATATCTTCTGCAAAAGCGGCGTAAAAGCCTTTCTTTGCATGAATCTCGAAGCCGTACTGAACTAGAGGAGTGAGCGCAAACTCACCAACTTGTCCATCAACCCTTGTTACTTTTATCTTTGCCATTTTTTGCCCCTTAGTTTTTTATTAGAATGTGCCGGTTGTTGTCTGTACTACAGTTGAATTACATGTGAATGTAATTGAAGATGATGCAACATCGCCTACAGCACCATTGATAGGTGTGAGGTTATTGACCAAAATGCTTACTGTGTACAGAGGATTTGTAGCTGATACTGCTGTTCCCTTTACAGGAAGAAGTACAGCTGTAACTGTTGTGCCGTATGCAGCCTGAAGAGTTGCATAAACGTTTGTTGCAGCAAAGTCATTGAGGAAGTTAATTGTAAGCGTGCTTGATTCCAAGCCTTTTACAAATTTATTTGCTGAGTCGCCCATTGCGGTGACAGAGATTTCGTCAAAGATTTGTGAAAGAGTTGCTGAAGTGACGTGATCTGAAATATCAACGGAATTGATCTTCACTCCGACATTGTTTTGTAGATAAATTGCCATTGGCTATTCCTTGTCTTCTTTAGTGATTGTTGGTTTAGGTGCTTCTGTTGTCTGACCAATCTTTTTCAAGAAGGCCAAGTTCTCTGCTGCTGTATCGCTCATCGTTAGTTCCATTCTGTGAGAATTTGTAGTGGAATATCACACATCAACAAGTCGCCTGAAGGCAATGATAACTGTTGAGGTGCTGAAATTGCTGGAGCATTGAAGGTGAGTCCTGCATCGACAA